CGTATGTTGAGCAGAAGTGAGATGATATCTCTCGGCTGCGCCGCCACCCTGTAGCCCTGGCAAATCGTTATGCCGGGTCACGAGCGGACTCCGAAAATGAGAGTAGTGGTCTTCACCGTTATGAGTAAAATAAATATCGGTTGTGTTATTCCCGACACCGAAAACGATTTCAGCTAATTTATCAGTTACAGCAACCGAAATTTCACTTTGTACTGATCTGATTCTAAACGATTGATATGCTGTATCTTTTGATGTAATCGCACCTGTCGAAGACCCAAATTGCATTTTCCATGTGCTAAATGCTTGAGTAACTTCGTTGGTGTAATCGGTAGGAGTGGCGATTGTTACAACTGTCGCCGAAGTATAGCCTGTTATCTGATAAAGTCCTTGAGGGGTTTGTAGATAACCTGAATCAGTAATCGTTGCGCTGGCATCGCCTGCAACAAAAGGAGTCCCAGCAGCCGCTGTCGCCGTCCTGGATGTGCCTGTGCCTGTCGTAGTAATCGTTGAAGCATCCACAACAGCCAGATAAATATTTCTAGTAATTGATGAAACTCTCCCACCAAGCAATGAACTAACTGAAGCATACGTACAAAAACACCATTCTCCAGCGTCTATTGTCGTCCCCCCTAATGCGGTATCATAGAGATAAGCTTCACCATAAACTGTGTTATTCGCAACTGAAATAGTGTCCACAACCTCAGTCGTAGTAATCGGAGTTTTTTGGAGAGTATTTACCTCGTTGGCATTGTCAGTATCAACCCCCAATATTTCAACATCATCCATATAAAACGTTGTGCCTACTGCTCCTGATGCTGTTACTGAAGGGGCAGCAAGCCACCCAGAACCATTCTTTTTTAAAACATAGTCAGTGACAGCGCCAGTGGTATCGACATCTGATAAATCATTTATCACAACAGCAGCAACTTGATCCACGGTCGCCATTTCAATATTAGCGACACCGTCACCCACGTATATCTGCTTTGTATCAGTGGTAAATCCAAACTCCCCCGCATTTAAAGTGGGGATATCAGCAAGAGCTCCACGTTTTATTTGAATAGGGTTAGCCATAATCTAGGCCTCTTTCTTCTTCTTGGACTTACCTGTTTTTAATTTCAACTGCGAAGTAAGACATTCCTTATCATTAGTAACAATGGTGAGTTCTTCTTTGGTGCTAGTCAGTTGCGCGGCGAGATTAGCTTTATCCGAAGTAAGATTTGTTAACTGTCTTGCTAGATTAGTTTTATCAGTAACAATATTGTTAAACTCCGCCTTGACCTTAGCGAGCTCTTCTTTGACTTTAGCAAGCTCTTGTCTGGTATTCACCAACGCAGCATCAAGTTTTTTATTGTTATCGTCAAATAACTTATTAGATTTGCCCAATGCCTCGGTTTTCACTTCGGCGGCTACTTTACCCGTCCCTGCTTCTTTAAGTGCGCCTTCTAGCACAGTAAGACGTTTTGTAACGGCCTTCAAGACTTTCTCTTTATTCATATTCCCGACACGCTGTAATCCCATCTCGAAAACAAGATCATCGGTATCGATCATCGAAGGGAACTCACCTTGTTGGTATAATTGCTGATCAGGGGTTTTTATGGTTGCATCTTCCATTATCTCTCCTCAGAAATAAAAGCAGCCGGTCAATATCTGACCGGCTGCCAGGTTATTACGCGAAAGCACCACCATCAATAGTACTGGAATCATTCAACACCGTACCTGTGGAATCAGGGAAAGTGATAACCCGTGTTCCACTAGTAGACGCGCCGGTAACCTGGAAGTTATTCGTCCCAGGAGTACCGGAACTACCAGCAAACCACAGATCCTTGAACGGAAGGGTCGCTGAGCCAAAGTCATCAGCAGCAGCCGCGTCAGGCAATAATGCAGTGTTAAGAGCAACGCTGACAAGGTTACTAAGTGCTGTATCAGCTCCTCCACCCCCACCCCCACTAGCAGCAATTGCTTCTCGAATACCTTGCTCAGAAACAAGTGTCGTATCACTACCTTCCGCACCAACAGTAGTTGCGAGATCAAGAAGACTTGCAGTTTCACTATCAGTAAAGTAAGGAATTTTATTTGCAGCGGAGGTCAAACCAGCTAAAGCTAATAGGTCAGCATCATACGCCTGAACATTAGTGCCAATAACAAGGCCAAGTGAAGTCCGAAGGGTATCCCCATCCTCCCAAGCCATTGTCCCGGCACCAGTACCAACCAACACCTGATTATCAGTGCAGGTGCTTGCGGTATTAATATCTTCAAGAACCCCATTTACTGAAATAGTATTCCCTGACTTAGTAAGACCAGTCCCAGCAGTAGTCTGCCCTGCGGCCGAAAACTGAGCAAAAGTGACATCATCAGTACCGACTGTAGTTGACTCGGGCTCAGTTGTGCAAACCCAACCAGTATCCGCACCGGTTGTACCTTCTGTGACGAAAGTAAATACTGACGCAATTTCATCCGTCTCATCCATGTCAGTAACACGAGTGAAGATAAATGCTACTCCGGCAGTCCCTACAGTACTTAGCTGATATACACCATTCTGAAGCGCAGATGCTTGATTTTTAACAAGCAACCGCTCATTAAGTTCAAGAGTAACCCCATCTTGAACAGCTAAAACACCAACGGAATCAGCAGTAAGTGTCGCACCTACCCCCAAAGTACCATTGTCATAAGTACACGCCGGTAATGCAGCAGTAGTCATAGCCACGCAAGCTGTAATCGGACTTAACCCCTGAGCTACACTGTCAACATAAACAGTAGTCGCTACCGCTAAATCAGAAATGATTTCCGCATCTGTTCGACCCTCAAGGCCCGATGCAGTCCACTTGGCCCAATCCCCACTTACAGGGACGTTAGTTGTACCATCTATCTGAGCAATATTATCATCCGCCATACCAACAGCAATAGCAGCGACGTCACCACCAGTTATCCTACCAACCAAAGTCTGTTCGCCGACTGTTAACGCTACCGGAGTGTTATCACTGGTAGCAGCCAGAACTGTCTGCGCATCATATAACTGATGCATAACTATTTCGTAGTTTGTGCCTCCATTACCAATATATGACTGAAAAGTATCAGTACTCCACCCTATTTCACCAGCCGCCAAAGTCGGCAAGCTCGCGTTTGCGCCTCTTTTTACCTGAATCGTGTTAGCCATTTTGTAACCTCTCTAAGTAAAGTTTCCGCCATCAATTAGAATATTCTGAATATTAATAAGTAATATGTCAGTTCCAATTGCTACCCCAACTTCCTGGATAAATCCACTTGTCGGTTTTGTCTGAGTTAATGCACCAACTGTTGAAACATACACTGGAAGAGTATCAGTCCACCCGGCCCCCGTGATTGTTAATTTACCGCCAGATTGGATATTAACATTTCCACCAGCATCAATCGCCTCCATACTTATACCAATAGCTGGAAGGTCTAGTGAAGCATCTGCATAAACAGCATATCCACCAACTGAAGCAATAGCATGATTACTACTTATATCTATTTCAGTAGGTAACTCAAAACTAACACTACCCACCGGGCCTGTTGCTCCTCTAGTACCAGGAACATATGTATTAATTTCTATTTCACCCGCGCCAACTGTTAATGTAATAGACATAATTAAGCTATCTCTTCTTTAAGTTTTAATTTCAACTTAGCATTAGTTGTGTCTTCCTGATATGTTACAATTCCACCAGACCCATTATCGAAAGATAATTCAAATTTGTAAACATTTACAGCAGCATCAAGATCACCTACGATAAATTCAAACTCAAAAGTTGATTCAGTTAGTGAGGTTGTTAAGATCGTAGCTGTCTTAACTAAAACAGTAGGAAAGTTGATATGTAATGTAACTGTGTATCCAGATAAATCATACTCAACTGACCCACCAATTTTAGGTAAGGTGTCATTTCTAACTAACTCTATTTGATGAGCCATAATATTCCTTTACTTCAATTAGTATCTTCATCTGCAGTAAACACCGGCTCGCTATCTGGATTTCCCACATGCTTGGCCAGAACTGCTAAAGCTGTTTCAAATTTATTGTTTTGTCTGGTGGTGTTAACCTGCGCCCCTTCAATCCCATCTTCTATAAGCTCAAAAATCTGGGCAGCCGCGTAGCTAACCAGTAGAGGCGCGTGAAGCTTGGCAGGGATACAGTCCGGCGCTGTTGAGGTGGTGATGTCTGTCGGATCCTTCATAAAGGTTACTTGAAGGACTTCAGCAACTTCCGGAGTAGGGAAATAGAATAGCTGACCACTACGAACTGCGATATCAGTTACCCAGGCACCGTCCTCAGCTTCTGGGTGCCGACGCCTAAACTTAAGGTATTCCGTTGTCCGACCAGGTTCAGATATATTCACGCCATTGGTGACACTCTCCACTCTGGTTACCTTTCGCTGATACCCTGCTGGCAAGTCAACATAGTCTTCCGTCAGACTGGTGGTGACAGTGTCAACCTCAACCAAATCAGGAAGGTCGACCAGGGTTGATACAATGCCAAGACCCTCATTGATATACTCAAGGATTTCATCCTCATCAAAAGAAGAGTCTTGTATCACTCTTAAAACCCTTTCAACTAAAGCATCCCCAGTCATAATTAAACCCTCTTAAAAACTGCGCCTGCCATAACAGCACAGGCGCAGCTTATAGATTATGCTACGGTGATGCCACCATCAGCGTTTGACTGACCAGTGACGTAGAACTTCGTACCATCACAACGAATCTTGATCCAATCACCGGCAACAGCAAGCCCATCAGCAAAAGTGATAGTTGTGCAACCAGCACTGTATGGACCGTCCTCAATGTCATCAACTTCAAGTTCGTTAATACCATTAACGATGATAACATTGGTGTCATCAGCAGCTTTTTCGGTTACTGTGTAGGAAGCACTTGCAGGCGCAGCCTTAACAATAACCTCACAATTCCAGCCCAACCCCGCGTCGGCTGCGGAAGGCAGCGTGACGGCAAACTCTGTAGCAGAGTTGAGATAGAAGATTTTTCCTGTATCACAGGACTTGAGGGATTTTGCAGCGGTCAAGATCTCCGCTCGGTCACGGCCAAACTCAGCCGTCGCCTTTGAACCCCCCACAAGAACCATTTTATTCGACATAACACATGCTCCTTTTACCGGTAATGGTTAAGGGTTAAACTCAGGTACCAGCAACACCGGAAAGGAACGGGTCAATAGCAATAGTGATGTTGACGTTACCCGCAGCAGTCCCCGCGTCATCTGAGGCGACAATCTTAATCAGATCCCCTTTCTCGAAGATGGTAGTCGCGTTAAGAGTACCAGCACATTTGACACCTAAGCTGGTAGCGGCCAGAGCAAAAGAAACCTGGGCAGTGGAGTCGTTGTAAAGAACAACAGTGGAATCGTCTCCAGCTTCAAAGTCGGACGCACAGTCAGCACCGAGGATTACACAGCGGTATGGAACCACAATGTAATCGGTGGACGGCGCATCATCAATAAGAGCGATGGTATGATTAATAAAATCCATGATTTTACCTCCATGGTATTAAGGTTTAAATTGCTGGCCCGGGCGGGAGAAAATCACCCGGGTCAGCGAGACATTGTGGTTAGGTCACGGCAACCGCCCCACAGTCTTTGGTTAGGACGCGGTGAGGCCGGAATGCCTGGCATGCGCCTGACGGTTACGGCAGATGAGCTGTCCACCCCAGCGAATGAAAGCAACCTTGGTATCTGGCTGATCAATTGGGGAGGCCCAAGTGGGCTTGGTGAAGTTGAAGTCTTTGTGGGTGTCGATGTCAAGGAACCGGAGGTTCAGAGCGTCAACGATACCTGTAGACTGCTTGTTATCAGAGACAACAGGCTGACTACCAAAGAGGATGTTTTCAAACCCAGCATTAACCAGATTTTTGTCACTGTAACGAGCCTGGACCTGGAGAGACGCTTCAAAAGCGTCCTTCAAAAGCTCGGTAGTGAGATAGAGGTCAGGCTTACCCTCCATGTTGTCATCGATCGAAGCGAGACGACGAATACCCTGCATCACTTCAAAATCAATGGCTTCAACAGTGGTGTCGACATTAGCGACCCATGCAGCCATATCATCCTCAGCAATCTCACCATAAGCGGTAGAAGCAGTATCCTCAAACAGATCCCCGAGGCCAAGGAAGCAATTAGAATCCGCAGCAACCGCGTAAATATCTGTGCCCATATCCTGACGGATGGACTTCTGGGCATTTTTCAATTTACCCTGAACCATATTAACAATGGCAAGATCACCACTGTTCTGACGCTGGTCTTCCAGGTCAACAGTGACACCGGAGTAATAAGCAGCCCAGCGGAAGAAAGCAGCGTTGAACACTTCTTTCTTACCAAGAGGCAACTTAGTGTTTGCGCCGTAAGAACCAGAATTGCTTTTAGCATATTCTAGTACGGCTTGAATCTTTTTACCCCCCGGGACAGTACGACCTCGGGAAAGCAGTTTGTAGAGAAGGACATTACTTTTAAAGTAGATGTCATTATCAGTGCTATCAACATAATAGTCAGTGATAGCCTGAAGTTCAGTTAAAGTTAAAGACATGGTCTAGCTCCTTTATTGGGCGCGGGCATTTGCCATCGCTGCCATCATACCGTTTGCCTGTTCTCCCTGACTCATACCCCTCTTAGGGGCAGGAGTTTCACGACTCTGGCTACCAGGGCCACTCAATACTTGCTTGACTCCATCCCCACCTTTGGCGATCCGGAGGGCTTCCTCCTGACCTTTATTAAAAGCAGCAGCTGAGTCAAGTTCCGCCTTGAGAGCGAAGAACGCGGAGAACTTGTCGTGCATCGGGTTGGTTTTCATAACTTCGTCCAGTTTTCCGGACGCTTCGAGTTCTTGAAAGAGAGGATTGTCATCAACGAAGTTATCATAAAGATCTTGTGCGTTCCGATCAGTGTCATAGTCATTGAACTTTGACTCCATCTCGGTCTGAGTGGTTTCCCTGGTCAGTTTCGCAATCGCTGCCAGACCTTCCCCTACGCTCAAATCCCCTTTATCAACTTGGTCAACAATGGCCTTCTCTTGCTCAACGGAGGTCGGCTGGCCCGCTTCAGGCGCCCCCTCATCCGTTGCTGTTACCTTTGATAGATCAGTAATCTGCTGCCGCAACTGACCTACCTCGCCACCCTGTTTATCGAGCAGTCCTTCGAGGTTGGTATAAGCCGCAGCTAGATCCTCAGGGGTGTCAAACTTACCCAAGATTTTCTCAACTGGTTCACTTTTGCCTGCATCACCCGTGTTATCTACTTGTGGTAGCGCGGATCCTGATGGCATTACATTCGGTTTTGGCATTGTACGTCCTCCATGATGGCCCGTTAAAGGGTTGCCCATCAGTTAAATTGTTTATGCGTCTACAGTTATCCTTTCGGCTGCGTCAGCGTCAGCGTGATATTAAATTATCAGAGATGAACAAAACCCCGGTCTTCGCAATACTGGTCATGTTCTTTTCTAGTTGTTATTGGTCTTTTATCCCCAGGATCTTGAATAGCCCCACGGACATGCTGATCTAACCATACAGGGTGTTCCGTTTTAAGTCCACCTCCAAATGATGGTATTCTTGTCATCTCATTGTAGCATTCTAAACAATGGAAGGGGTGATTCCGTTCGTCCATTTTACAGACCCGCTCTGTCCTCCGCTCACAATAGGAGCATTTATACTCATAAATCATGCTAAAGTGTACTCCGCCACCTTATCAACATGGAGAGTGGTCAAAGTTCTTATAGCGAACATAGACCCTGCAACAATTGTCATCGTCTTGGTGGTCTCTTGGTTGACGTAAATAACACAAGCAGTAAATAAAGTAATAAACTCAAAAGCTGCTACATTAATGTCAGCGGCCCCAACTGTAGCCCCTGCACCACCAGCCAACAAGGGCATACACTGTGCCGCCCCACCAGACCCATCATTTCTTTTTTGCAGACCCATTGTTACACCCCTCTCTCCACTTTCAAAGTGGCCATAAAATTAACAATACCATCGGCCGCCGCGTACCAGTTAAGTTTGATGCTGTCCGGAAGGCTATCCCATGGAGTTGGTTTCGCTCCAGCTACATCTTTACAACTATGGACTGCGTAAGCCTCATAGCCCTGTATTGCAATCTGGTCGGTAAACTCATCAAGCATTGACTTCTCCTTCCTGTGGTGCCCGGGTCGATACCGGGGCCTTAGTTGGTTTGCCTTGCGCAGTGTCCCCAGGACCGCCCTGAGACTCTACTAGCAGGGTCCGAAGCTCTATGGCCACCTCTTCCTCTAAACCCGCGTCTATGAGGATCTGAAGAGCTTGGTCAAGTTGCCCTTCCCCTGCTCTCTCAATAATCTCTTTCCAGCCTGGAAAGTTAAGGTTCTCAAGTAGTGCTCGTCTGTCAATAGCCCCTTTATCATACAGCTCCATTGCCTGTTCCTGGATCTGCAGTGATGTTCTTGCCACTGTGGACCCAGACTCAACAACATAGTTGAACGACCGACCCAGGAACATGATCCCCTGAATCTGGATAGGATCCCCCTGGACTTCGATCAGTTTCTTTTCCTGTCCGAAGTTCTGAAAAAAGGAGATGGCGCAACGGCCACGTTGTCTCACCAGATAATCAACTGATCGAATCTTGGCCTGTATCAGTGTAGCGCCCCGTTCTTGTAGCGCGACAATCGCTTGCGCCGCAATGATACGGTCAGGGACTGCCCCACGGTCAGCATCCTCAATCTGGCTTACTCTGTCAAACAACTGGATGTACCAGTTAAGCGCCTCAAAGAAGCTGGCCGGTAGATTAGGTGTCTCTAAATACCGGATACCTTTACTTGTGGCTATTGATGTCGGACGAATAACAAGACCAGGCTTGTTACTAAGGTCAGTAACCTCAACTCCTGAATCCTTTGGTAGGATTAAAGTCGGCATCATAATGCGACCCAGGTATTGAGACAGCCTGGTGATCATTTCATCAATCTTTAAGTTGAGATCCCCAACCTGTTCTGATGCACTAAACCCCCAGAGACTTGTTGAATCCTCATAACTGTTGGATTTATAGAAAGGAAAATTGTCATATAGAAAGGTTTTGCTAGTGAGTTCCCGAGGCAGTTCAGAGTTAACATTAGGATTCGCCCGATCAGCAAGGACCAACTCCCCCCGGTTAGTCAGTGTAATAACTCGGATCCCTCCGGGATATTTGTGTTGCTTAAACTTAGTCACCGCTGGGCTACCATCAGGGTTAACGACTGGTTGCCCCTGTCCATCAATGATAGGTTCCTCAATAATCTCTTTTGCAAAGTCCCTGACCCATACCTCAACAACCAGGGCTGGAGCGTCCCCAGTTTCTTCGTATTTGATGGGGTGTTGCACATCTGTAAAGTTTCCGGGATAGTTTTGACTCCCATAAGTGGTGCCCGTTGGTATTGGTCTGTGGTCTTCCCGTTCCTGGCCCAACATGTTCAACGCAGTCTCACCAACTACATCACCCCTCTTTTGGGCAAATATAGCCTCAACGTCTTCACAAGACATCGGGTATGCGTGGGTGTGATACGGTGCGTCATTCAAATCAGGATAGTTTCCCGGTGCCGGGGCATACGCAAACGGATCCAGGATAACAAAGGTGGTGTGCTCTGTCTTCTGATTGAACACAGCCTTTTCAATTGTGATGCCATAGGTCTCCATCACCAGAACTGAGCTACTGAGACCCTTCGCCTGCTCACTCTCATTGTTCCACTTCCGGACTTGCGCGGATAAAGCCTGGTCGGATATGTCATCGCCACCGTCTAAACTCACAACCTCAGCAGTTGGAGCGCGAGCGGTGATGTTGGCAACTGTCCGCTGAGTGTTGGCAAACAACAGATTGGCTGTCAGCTTGTCTACCCGCTGGCCCTTGTTTCGTTTCTTCTTGGATTGGTCCCAATGGGCCCCACGGAAAAGACGATATGCTTCAATCCATCTTTCTTCCAGGCCCAGCCGGTCTTTCTCTGCAACCGCTGTGGCCCAGAGACCCCAGAAGAACTTACCAACAGCCTCATGTCCTTCAGGCGGGAGGTTTCTTAGATCAAACTCTCTTACTTCACGATACGAGGGCATGCTTCAACCTTTTATGTGTTTTGAGTCCTGCCAATGACTTGCATACTTTCCCACAATCAGGACAGACAAATTCAGTGTTTACTTGAGGATCTGAAACTTCTACGACGTTATCTGGTTTCACTTCCCCATCCCAATGGTCTGCGGCAACAAAGTCCGGATCTGGTTTGACTGTGACCCTACGATTACGACCACAATATCCTGCGCCACATGAAGGACACTCAAGATCCGCTCGGGTCATTGCTTTGTTGTTGGGGAAGGATCCCCAGTTATGGCCACCCTTCCCATATTTCTTAGTCAATTCAAACATAGCCCCGTTACTGATGGCCTCATTAGTATACTTATCTGTGGTCCCATGAAAGCTCTTTTTACAGCCCGGGCAAACAACAAGAAACCCTTTACCCTTATTCATTTGTCAGCCCCCTTCTCCACTTCTTCCTTTGCTTCTGCCGCTATCTGACTCAGGAACCGTGAAGTCTGAATAGCCGCGACATTTTGAAGTGGATCTTCATCTTCCTCTTCCCCTTCCGCAAACAGCCCATCATCAATATGAACCGGCCCGGTTGACTTCTCACGTTTTGGGGCCAACAGGGTTTCGTAACTCTCCCGTTTGGTTCTGTAGACCAGGATCCCCCCAGCCAGGACACCGAGAAGCACCATCGCCGCACCACTCCACATAACTGCTAGGACTTGCCAGATACTCATTCCTGCTTCCTCCGCTCATCAATCAGGCTGTCAAATATTGTTACCTCGCCGCATACCATCAAGTAATTTCCTGTAGACTCCAGAAACTTAACACAGGTATCATTACAAGAGTTATGGCCATTTGGGCACATCACTCGTTCCCATCTCATTTCAAAAGTTCCCGGTTCATCCCCAAGCCTTGGTAGTTTGCGCCAAAGTGACCCATGTGCATCAATCTTTAATTCCATTACCCTTCTCCTATTATGTGTGATCCTCTTTGTTCCTCAACCCCGCGTAAGCGATCCCAGTCTTTTTCTGCCATGGACTTTTTCACTGGGAGTTCAGAAGCGTTTACCCCTTTACCCTGTCTACTCATCATAACGTATCGCCATTCATCTGCAATATGATCTTCTGTTTCGGTGTCAATGTCCTCCCAGTTACGATCATCCCTTTCAAGGGTTGGCACAGTCCGAAGGAAATGAGTGTTATTCTCTGTTACATAGAAGAGCGGCCCGTCGTCCTCTGTCCCTTTAAGCCTGGCCCGGCACTCTTCCCACCCTGGCACTCTTTTATTATCCCCAGCTCTAAAAATGACCCCTTTAAGCGCCATCTTCTCTGATATGGGGGGACCATCCTGGCTGACAAAGATCGCTGGATCTGCAATTCGGTCAATCTTCTTCGGATCCTCCCCCCTGGTTGTCTCTCGTTCCAGGATCTCCCCCGCAACATCAACAGAGGCCATCCGAATACCCTTATTGGGTGTCACCTCTGTCTTGCTAAATTTGCCAGGGGCTATCTCCAGAGCTTCACAACCATACCATTCAGCATAACGGATAATTGCCCCTCTTGGTAACGCATATCCTAATTCAGGAAGAACCTCACCACCACTGACACAGTACCAACCGATGCTGAAAGGTCGGGCACTACCCCAATCAAACCCTTGTATCCGGGGCCAGTGGGCGGGAGGCGTGAAGTATGGTAGCATGTGGGAGTCCCGCCGCCACACATCATCGAAAAATCCGCCCATCACAACATCCCAGTCACCCTCAAGCCATGCTCGGCGTAAGTTGGGGTCCGCGATAGACTTAAGCTTGTTAACGTATTTAGGATCATTTTCACACAAGATCTTATTGTCATCCACTGAAGATGGTATGAAAATCCTGGACTCACCCACTTCATCATAAATCAAAGTGAACGCTGGTGCCGCGTCGATGTATCTGGCCTTAACTATGTTATGCCCCGGTCCACCAGGGTTACCCGTGAGAAACAACTTGCAGGGAACCCCATGTGGTGACCTTAGACAGGCTTTCAGCTTATCAATCATCTCAAGCAGGAAGTTAAACTGTGTTGCCTCTTCAATGCTGACCAAAGTCATCTGATGACCTTGAAAAAACTCTAACTGCTCTTCCCGTTCGATAGCTGTCAGCGTGATCATTGCCCCATTGCTAAACTTAATCAGGTTGGTTTGTGTATCTCCACCAGTTCTAATGGCCGGCAGTCCAGCCCGAATCAGTTCATCAATGCGCCGTCTCAATTCAGCAAAATGTTTGAAATGCTTCCGGAGAAAAAGCCCGTTCCACTGATGCCCGTATTTCAAAGCACCATTTATCTGTAGGCCGAGAGCACTATCAGTTTTGCCCCCACCCCTGGATCCCCCGAAGAAAATCTCATCTGCTGGGCAAACAGAAGCGGCTAATTGCGGCCCCTCTTGCGGGTTCCATATGAGTTGAACATCATTTCCCCCCATACTTCTTTTCCCATTCTTCAACTGTCAATTCTTTTGGTATTCCCGTTCCCACTGCCAGAGGCGCCCCATCTTTACCGGTCAACTCCTTACGATCAATCAACATGCCCAGATGTTGAGCCAACATCTGCAAGGCTGGCAGTTTGTTATGGAGTTTAATTGTGGTGCTGATATTTAACGTGGCGTCAACCTTCTGTGTAATTGAGCTGATTGCGTGGCCACAAGAATCTGACATCACAGGTACTTCTTTTAGATTACCAAGTTCGTCAAATAGCTCCTTTACATTGAAAAACCCAAGAACCCCTAGTTCTTCGAGAACATGACAGGCTTCAATCATTGTTTTCTGGCTACGCTCCTTCATTAGGATGCCAATAGCCCGGCCGATGTTAGGGTTGTCCAGGAGCGCAGTTTTAGCCACTGACGCTGTGCCTTGGGC